TCATTTTTAATGCCACCGGCTAATGGTGTCTTTTTCATTGAGGCAACGTATCGTTTTTCCTCCTCCTGCTTTTCCCGCCCCGGTGTCTTTTCATTTGAGTCAATTCGGGCCTTCAGCGGCTGGCCGGCTTACCGTGTGGAACACAGATTTCAGCGTCGGCGCAGTCGCTGTGCCATCCGCCTCCACCGAGAATTTTGGAGAGTAGTCGTTATCAGCACCCGAGAGCCACACCTCAAACTTGCCACGCACATAGTTCCCACCGGTGTAAGCAGCGGTTTGCGTCCAGTACACCGAGCCCAGCCCCCTGTCACCCGAGGCCGTTTGGCAGTGAACCGCAATTTTCCCGATCCTGTCATTAACCTGCGTCGGCGTCGGATTTTCCTTCGTGCCCCTCGAGCGAAAGAAAATGAGATACGGCCGCGTATCAGGATCGTCGGCATACCCCGAGAGCCTGTTCATCGGTTCCGTTGCTTCGATCTCAATCCAGCCACTCAGCGTCCCGCCAGCAGTCGAGAACGCCCCGATAGCCGCCCGCGCCGCAGCCGCATCCGCCGCAGTCAGCACTCCCCGGCCCACCGCCGAGCTATCCTGCACATCCGCCGCCTGGATCGGCAGCCCGCTATCCAGCAGCTGCCGCGTGCTCGGGTTGTCAAACCCGCCCGTAAAAGGATTAAATTTCAGACCCATAGCAGTTAGGCAGTTTTCGTGATCGACGACACCAGCGCATCATTCGCGCTCGGCGTCCCCCCCACGTAGACCAGAGTCAGCACAGCCACCGTTGTTCCGCTCGCGCCACCCACCTTGTAAGTCGCCGTATTGATATTGTTCGTGCTGCCATGGTAGGTCAGCGCCACATAGTCATGCGACGGGATGTCAAACCCCGGCAGATTCGTTTGTCTCGTATTCGCCATATCCTTTGCTCCTTCGCTCCTTCGTTACTGCGTCACCACGGCAAACCGTGGAATTTGGTTTTGTTTAGAAATCAGCTTTTCCAGCTCATCCAGCAGCCGCTCCTCCGCCAGATCCTCCATCCGCTTCCCCTTGTCATGCTGGTTGCTCTCATTCAGGCAATCCGCCACAGCCCCCAGCTCCGCATACCGCGCCAGCTGGTGCGGCATCTCCTGCAGCGCCCAGTTCGCATTTCCCTCCGCCGGCACGCTCCCCGTGCTCACCGCCAGCGCCAGCCAGCAATCCCCCTCATGGAACACCACATCCCCCGCCGCGTACGCCACCTCCGGCAGCCACGCCACACTCGAGAACCGCGGGCAGTAGCGCGAAAACTCCACCCACACCACATCCGGCGCATCATCCGCCACCTCGATCCCATTCGGCCCGATCTGAAACGGCACGCGCCCCGGGCACTTCACGATCGTCGGATCCGCATCCCACACCACCAGCACCTCTGCCATCGGCGTCAGGCCCGGCTGCTCCAGCAAAATGAACCGGTCGAAATCCGGATTCGCCAGCCACTCAATCACCGCATTGAAATCTTCATCCACCCCCACCATCGCAGACCAGTAGGCCCCATCCTTGTAGACCACATCCCCCGTCGCGATCAGGCCCCCATCCTCATAGCGCGGGGCAAACACCCGCTCCTCCACCGCCCGCGAGAACGGCCAGTTGTACAGCTCCCACACATCCCGCACACGATCCTCCAGGTACTTCGCCAGCGCCGCCGCCTGGTCCGCCTGCAGCGCCGCAGGGCTCAGCCCCAGCCGCGTCGCGCACCCATCCAGCATCCGCTTGAAAGTCACCCTCCTCATCCCCTCAGCCCATCCACATGCAGCATCGTCTTGCGCGCCACATTGCGCACACGGCAAGCCGGGTTATCCCTCCGGAACTCCTCCCGGAACTTCTTATCCTTCCAGCAATCATACCCCAGCCGCTGGCCCCAGAAATGGTACGCCTCCGGCGTGATCCGCATCGTCACCTGGCCGATCCCATCCGCCCACGTCTGCTCCTTCGGCGCAGCCGCAGCAGCCGCCTGCTGGTTCGCCTCAGCCATCACCTCCTGCATCCGCCAGCCACGCACAAACTCATTCATCACCTGCCGGGGGAGATCCCCCGGCAGGGTCAGAATAGCCTCAGCAAAGTTCTCCTGACCGAGAACCATAGCCATCAGCCCAGCTTCGAGAGATCCACCACATCCAGCGCCACCCACACCTCGCCAGCAGTCAGCGCAGTCAGGTTCGCCCCCGTCGCCGTGAACAGCGCCTCGATCGCCGAAGACTCCTGCGGGGCAAACCCCGTCCGCTTCGTCGCAAACGCCACACCCGTCGCATCCCCCGCAAGGATCTCCGTCCCGGCCGTCGCCAGCTCCGCAGCCTCGATCAGCCCGTTCGGGTCATCCACAGAAGCGCCATTCCATCCCACCTCCAGGGTCAGGTTCGTCACAGACGCACCCACAAACCCCGACTTCAGGAAGAAAGCCGCATTCCGCACCAGCGAGCCCACCGGCAGCGTCACCAGCCCCTGCGTCTTCGTCGTCGCCGCGGTTCCCGAGAGATCCGCAAACGTGATTTTGAACAAATGCGAGAACCCCCGCACCCGCTCCTCGATTGCATCCAACACAATAGTTTTCATCTTCTTATTCTTCTTTCGTTGCGCCCCCAGTCCCGGCCTCCAGTCCCCGGCTCCCGCCGAAAACTGAAAACCGAAAACTGAAAACTAATTTTGACTAGCTCGTCGCCTTGAACGCCCCCAGCGCCAGCGGGTTCTTCACCAGCAGCGCCGCGATCGCGTAGACGATCTCCCGCGGCCCGCCACCCCCATCCTGAAGCGGCTTGCGCTTCGGCGCCGTGTGGAACGCGATCTCCACCAGATCCCGGTCGATGATGTAACCACGCGCCCGCTGCACCGCAGAGCTCGCGTTATCCTTCGCCAGCCAGTGGCTCGGCATCAGCTCCAGCGTCCCGAAGTCCCCCTCCCAGATGTCGATCGTGTTCACGATCTTCCGCGCATCGTTCTGCATGAACATCCGCACCGCGCTCATCACATTCGTCGACGCCGTTTGGATCGCCGTGAACGTAGTGAACCGCGAACGCAGCGAGCGACCGCAGAGCAGCGTGAACGTCTTGTCCGCGCCCGTCTCATCCCACATCGACTGCAGCACCGCATTCACATTCGACTCCGCCAGGCTCCCCGTCGCAGTCGTGTCAATGCTCGCCGCCGGCGTCCGGTAGCCATCCGTCACCGGAAGGTCCGACTGCGCCGAATTGTTGATCCAGTTGCCCAGACCACGCGTCCGGTAAGGATTCGGCTTCGACTCCGACTGCGACTCGCGGTCAGAGCAGAACGCGCACTCCATGTCACGCTTCAGCATCTCCAGCGACTTCGCCACCGCGCGCGCCATCTCCCCACCGCTGCCCACGCCAGCCGGATCGCTCACCTCCTGCGACAGCAGGCTCACCATCGGCGAGCGGCGGAAGATCTGGATACGAGCCGCAAGCTTCGCCCGGTTCTCCGCCATGTTCTCATGCGCCGTCACATCCTCGCCATCCAGCACACCGTCAAACGACGGGTCCGCATAGCTGTCCACCTGGTACTCAATCGTGGTGTTCTTCGGCACCACCGACTTCTTCGCCATCGAGGTCAGCGGATACTTCTTCGCATCGACGAGACTGATCACGTCCAGCAAATGTTCCCGCTTTCCCACCTGGCCCGTTTCAAGCAATTTTGCCATAATTTGGTCCTTTCTTGGTATTTGATTTTTGGTTTCGGCCAGCCGCGCAACGCAGCCAGCCACTTCTTCACACGGCCCCCTCCGCGATCGCCGCAGCCAGGTCATCCGTGCTGCCGCTCTCGTAGAATTTCGCCCGCGACTTTGCAGCCACCACCCGTTTAGCCGGCGCCGGCCTGGCAGCCGCAGGCTTCACCGCCGCACGCGCAGCAGGCTTCACCGCCTGCTCCCGCTTCACCGGTTTCGCCGCACTGCTCTTCAGCCTCATCGCGCCACCCACCAGGGCATCGCCCACAATAATCCGCCAGTTCGGCAGCTTCGTGATCTCCGGACACCGCGACAGGAACTCCTCCACCGCACGGCTCTCATTCGAGCCACTTTGGAACAACCCAGGGAACGCCTTCCGCGCATACGCATCAAACTTCGCAGCCTCCCGCAGATACTCGATCCGCGCCGGCCCGAAGTCCGACAGCACATCCTCCGCGTAAGCCAGCCGCTCACGCACCTGCGCCGCCGTCAGCTCGATCTTACCATTCGAGCCCTCCACCTCGCCCCCGTCAGCATTCGCCAGGCACCACCGCTTCAGCGCCTTCATCTGCTGCAGCCGCTCATTCACAGCCGCCTCAGTAGACAGGTTCGAGAGCGGATTCGCCTCCGTCGGAGCGATCACCGGCGCCTTCGCCGATCCCAGCTCCTCCTGCAAGCGCTGCACCTCAGGCTCCAGAGCCTGCACCCTCTCCTCCGCGCTCTTCGCCCGCAGCGTCAGCTTCCGCACACGCTTCTGCAGCTTCTGCACACTCCGTGGCAGCCGCTCCTGTTCCTCCTCCGCGTCCTCGTCAGACTCCTCGTCCTCCTCCTCCGCGTCATCCTGTTCCTCCCCCTCAGACTCCGCATCGCCATCCTCAGACTCCTCGTCCTCCGGCTCCCCGTCATCATCAGGTTCATCCCCATCGCCGTCTCCGGAGACCTCCTCAGTCCCCTCATCGTCGGTTTCGCCGCCGTTATCGCCGCCGGCATCCTCATCAGCATCCGTCCCGTCCTGCCCGAGCTCAGCGCTCAGGCCCAGTTCCGCGATCAACGCGTCATCAGTCAGCACACCAGCGTCACCGCCAGTCTGCTCGGAACCTCCGCCATTCGGTTTCACATTTCCCTTCGCCATGGATCCTCCATCCAAGAGTTACATCCCATGTTGTTCCCACTTGATGCGGCCCCCATGGAAAGCAAAGACCGCGTGGCGGATTCACATCTGCCACGCGGTCCATAAAAATTGCTAGGCCCCCCCGCCAAAGCGCACCCGACCTAACCCGAGTTAACCCAAAATAGGCCCGATCAGGAAAATCTCACAGCAGCGAAACCCCCTTGCGCGCCGCATCCCTCCGGCCATTGAGCTCCGCCAGCACATAGCCCAGCCACTCCATACCCCCCGCGCAATGCGCCAGCGCCCCATGCTCCCGCGCCGTATCAGCATGCGCCACCTGCGAGCGCACACCCTCCAGATTCGACATCAGGATCTGGTTCACAGCCAGCCACAGCGGATTATCATCATCCACCAGCAACGCCGCCCCCAGCTCCGCCTCCGTCAGCACCCGCGCCCCCGCCGCCACCGGCACCAGCCGCACATCCTCACGCCCCCGCACAGGCAGCCTCACAGCAGCCCGCTTCACATTCGATTTCGGATTCACACTCGCCATAATTATTGTTCCCCGGGCGCCCCCAGCGCCGGCACCGCGCCGATCCGTCCGATCGTCGCATTTTGAAGTTGCTGCACCTGGAACTTCAGATGCTCCATCCGCTTCTGCAGCATCGCCGCGCTCGACGGTTTATTTTGCAGCTCCCGGCCGATATCCTCCTGGTTCGCCCGCAAGATCCCCTCCAGCACCCGCAGCCGCAGGCCAAAGTTCTGGCCATTCTCCTTCATCGCCGGCTCCGTCCCCGCCATGATCAGAGCAAAGTTTTTCTGCTCATCCTCCGCCTCCGAATCCCGCACCGACTCCACATCCCGCACCACGATCGAAGCCATCAGCGGATCGATCGAACGCGTCAGCCAGTTCGTGTAAGCCGCCCGGTCGATCACATTCTCGCTATCCGTCGGGATGATCGCCCGGTTCATCACCTCCGCCTTCTTCAGCGCATACTCCATATTCAGATCCGCCGCATTGAAATCAAACAGCAGATCCACCTCACCCCGGATCGACTCACCCTCCCCCAGCGCCAGGCCCGTCACCTGCTCAAAAAGCCCCGGGTCAAACTCATCCACCAGCGCCAGCGTCTGGTCCACCGCCCGGATCAGCCCCGTCAGCCAATCATCCACCATGCTCTGCTGGTAGAGCATCTGGCGCGAAGGATGCACCCCCTCCGCAATCCGGCCGAAATACTCATCCACATCATCCCGCACCTGCCGCTCAATGTTCAGCGTATCCCCGTCAAACTGCGGCGGCTTCAGCCACTGGTTCTCACCCAGCTTCCGGTAAGGCAGCTTCCGGCCCGGCCCGATCGTCAGCGGCTTATCCGCCCGCCATAGCGGCACCTCCAGCGGCGGGTTGATCGTCATGCTCGTCCGGTCCGTCCGGAAATCCCGCTGCGTCTTGATCTCCGCCTGGTGCGTCGAGATCAGCGACGGCACGCTCCGGTTCGCCAGCAGCACCCGCTCCGTCCGATCCCGCACAAAATCGATAAACGGGTACTGCTCATGCGCATAGTCCAGCTCCTCCTCCAGAAACGGCACCTCGCAGCCCGGGCAGAAATGCACCACCCTTATCGTCGTAAACCCATCCGCATCCACCACCCGCCGATACATGTGGATCACCTCGATCAGCTCATCCATGTCATCCACAAACGTATTATCCGCCGGCGGCGTCGTGAACTGCACGCGCCCCAGCACCGTCTGGCCCTCACGCTTCTCGCAAGCCTCCTCCACCGCCCCCTCATCATAATCATCCGTCAGCACCCGCGCCCGCAGATCCACCTCACTCAGCGGCTCCCGCCACGCGATCCAGCGAGCCGTCGCCAGCTCCATCGTATTCACAGGGAAAAACACATCATGGAACACCCGCAGCGCCGTCCACTGCGGCTGCGATTTCACCACCCGCCGCACCGGGATGTTGCACTCCCCATCCATGCGCAGCGCCCGCACACACCGCCGCGCCACACCCGGCCGCAGATCCGCAAACATCCCCGCCAGCCACCTGGCCACCTCCTCCTCACGCGCCTCATCCCACAGCGCCTCCAGCATCAGCATCCCCTCCTCAGCCTCCGCCGGGTTCACCTGCTGCGCCTCAGCCACCGCCAGCGACAGCTCATCCAGAGTCAGCAGCCGCTTCCGCATCCGCACCTCCTCATCATACGAGATCGCCAGCACCGCCACACCGCACTGCTCCTGCCAATTCGCCAGCAGCGGGATCTCCCGCCGCAGATTCTGCGCCATCCGCTTCCCGAATAGCACCTTCATAAACGTCGTCACCGCCGTCGCCTTCGCCGCATCCCGCGACTCCACCGGAGACGCCTGCAGCATCCCCCGCTTCATCGCCAGCCGCAGGATCCGCGCATTGTCATTGATCACCTGATCCGCCAGGCGGATCCGCACATCGCTCGCCGCCTCCCACGGGAACGCCTCCGCCCCCTCGCTCCCATGCTTCTTGCCATCCTCATGCTGGCCCGCCCACAAGCAATTCCGCACCTCATACGCCCGCACGCAAGCCTCCACAAAGAAGCTGCCATCCGTCACCGCCTCCTCCAGCTCCCTTTGCAAACCAGCCACCGTCACCACCTCATCCACATCATCCGCCATAATCGATCCTCCAAAGATTGTTTAATTTTGCACCGCCTCCATCAACACCGAGCGGATATGCTCCCGCGCAAAGAACATCCGTCCCCCCGGCCGCAGCGCCCGGCCACGCACGATCCCCGCCTGCACCAGCTTCTTGAACTCACTCGCCGGGATCCCCGTCCACTTCAGCACATCCCCGCGCCGCAACAGCAAAGCCTTCGGTTCATTCATATCGCACCCCCCAGTATAAGGCACCCCTGTCAAGCCCGTATTCATCATTAGTAGCTCCCCCCTCCAAACGAACCCATCCGCCCCGCATCCACATAGTCACTCTCATCCGTCACCGCATAGCGCAGGCAATCGATCGGATCCTTGCACGCCGCCTTCTCCCCATCGTGCCGCGTATACGTCTGCAGCGCCCAGATCAGGTTCTGGCACTCCTCACTCACATAAAGTTTCGGTTCATTAAGCAACGCGCACAGCGGCTGCTCCGCATTCCACGCCAGCAGATCATTGATCCGCATGATCCCCTGGTCCTCCGAGAGCCCCGGCGCCTGTTCAAACTGCATCGACGGCCCCACCAGCCGCCCATCCCCATCCACCTGATCCTCCAGGAACACATCCATCAGCGACACCCCGCCCTCCTCCTCCGTCATCGCCCCCGCCTTCCCCGAGCGCGGGTCAAACCTCCGCTCAAAGATCTCCTCCCCGCACAAGCTCCACGCCCCATCCACCCATTTGTTTCCCTCCGCCTCCAGCATGATCCGCTTGTAATCAATCACCCCATAGCCCAGCGACGGCTGCGCCGGCCCAGCATCCCCATCCCATCTCCGGCTATCCTCACTCGTCACCGCCCACTCCCCATACGACGGCACATCCGGCCACTCCCGGTACACCACCCGCCGCCCATCCACATCCGTCGCCATCCAGATCTGGAACATATTCCGCGCACCCGCCGGATCCGCATAGTGCCGCCGCGTCACCGGTCCAGCCAGCATCCGCTCCACCCGCGCCCGCGACAGCACATGCACCGCGCCAAACTTAGGAAACGCACTCCCCACCGTATTCCGCGCATACCCATAGCACCGCTGCTCAATCTCAGCCACCGGCCGGCCCACCAGCAGCTTCTTGAAATCCTCATACCCCGCAAACGGATTCATCGACGGCTGGAAATAAATCATCCTCGTATCCGGCCACACCGCCCGCTGCACATACGGCATGTGGCCCGGCGGGCAATCCGGCACATGCACCCGATCCGCCGCCAGCAGCTGCGGATCCGCAGCAATCGAGCGCACCGTCTGCGCCCCGCTCACCAGATGCTTCACCGCCGGCGTTATCCCCTTGATCGGCGTGAACCCCCACAGCATCTTCCCCTTGCACCGCGGCAGACGGAACATCAGCGTCTTCAGCCACCCAAGCGGCAAGTTCTCATCCGCGCAGATCAGCTTCCACCCCGTCCCCTCATAGTCATTGATATCCTGCTTGTAAGCCCCAAAGACCCCGATCGAGCCATTAGGCAGCACAAACTTTCCATCCGAGAACCCCGTCGCCACCGTATAGCGGATCTTCGTCACCATCGTCCGCCGCGTCGTCATCGCCGCCGCCTTCAGCTCCTTCGGCAGGAAATGCCACACAAACGCCTGGTGCACCAGGATCGACGGCTTCTCCGCCTCATGCAGCCACAGCACCTTCGCCCCCGGGTTCTCCAGCATCACCTCCACACCCTTCCGGCACATGTACCAAGTCTTCGCGCTCCCGTTACCACCGAAAAGCGCCAGCAGCATCGTCTCCTGCAGCTCCGCATCCGCATCCCGCCAGCAATCCAGGTAGAACCCATGCCGGTAAGGATCCTCCCTCTCCAGTTCAATCAGCCGCTCCCGCTCCGCCAGGATCTCCCGCAGCCGCTCCGGCCCCATCGCCAGCGCCTGCTCCCGCGTCGGCAGCTTCAGCACCGCATGCGGCGTCGGCACAATCATCTCACCCATTTTTCCCCCTCACTACTTTCCCCTTCGCCGTTTTCGTCCCCTTGGTCCCTTTCTTCGGATTCCCAAAGATCCGTTCCCACCCATCACGAAACTTCCCCCCATCCACCGGCCGCGGAGAGTCACCTTTTCCAGCACTCATATCATTCCATCCATGCAATGCAGTCCGGCGTCTCGCAATGAGCGTGGACGTGGGCGTTGCAAGCGGCGTGTCTGACGTGGAGTTTTCCTTTGCAGACCGGGCATTCAATGACTCCGCGAAAGTGTCTTCCCTTATACTCCTCGCGGATGTGCTTCACGGCATTCAGTCCAGCCTCGACCTTAGCGAACGCATCGTCATGCTCCTTCAGTTCGTTCTGGATGTATTCCTCGGACGGCCATTCCAGCTTGTCGCAACCGATTTGAGTTTCGGTCGTTTTGAGCTTGTAAGCCATACCTCCACGGAAGCAAGGGAACCCGCGTCCTTTCAACTCCGTGTATTTGATGCCTGCCTTGCATGTGTCGTTCTGGACTCCGTTGAAGTGGATGCACTTCTCCTCGATTTGTTGGCGTAGTGATCTCATAAAATCAGGCAATCACTGGACGGAATCCTTCGCCCCGGTCACTTCTGCGTTCTCAGGAATATCGTCGTGCGTCCGTCCGTCCAGTTCTCGGCCAGTTGCTTTTTTGTCCAATCCACCCCATTGCTTGAATAGGAAGGCAACATCCGCTCGCTCGCAATCGTCGCGGAGTTGCCGAGCCCATTCCGGCTGCATCGGGCGTGATCCGGGTCCGCTCTCGCCGCCGCAGATTACCCAATGGATTTCAGCGTTCCCACCTCCTATTACCCACGGAACTTTATTGATGGCTGCCTGAATATCCACAGGTCCAAGAAGCGGCTCGCAGGAAAGAAAGCGGATGCGGGCCGGGATATTCAGCAGCTTCGGAATCCGTTCATCCGCACGCTTCTGGTCCTCAACACTGGTTCCGATCCAGACATTTCCCGGAGGCTTTCCAGCGTGCCAATCGTCGATCATCTCGCGGGCGGCAGGAAACGAATAACCATCGACCCTGATGGATTGCGCCTTGGCCATTCGCATATTCCAGTTTTCCGGCCTCTTTGTGAGAAGCAGCCAGTCGAGATTCTGGGTGGCGGAAATCAGCTCAAGAAGCCTCGCCAGCCAGTCAGCAGGAACCTCATCATCGAGCCAGTCAGCAAGCGACGCGCAGAACACGCGGGGGCGAATGGGGAATCCTTCAATTTCACAGGTTTCACAAAAACCGTCAGCGTTGAGTCCGAAGCTATTGCTCGAGCCACAAACCAGGCATTCGAGATTTTCTGGCAGCAAGGCATCCCTGTTCCATTTTAGCGGTAGCTTCCAGTTCGCGGCGCTCGTGAGCATCCGGGCATTTCTCGCACCCCATTTCACGCGCCCGAGTCGCGTATCCATCAGGGTCTCCGCGTAGCAATGCGTGCATCCTGGGCTTACTTTAGTGCAGCCGATCCACGGGTTAAACGTGTGATCGGTCCATTCGATTTTCGAGTTTTCCATAAAATAAAATCCTGAGAACAAGTCAGTGGGCCGAATCCTTCGGATCGGCCACTTTTGCGTTAGGCCCCCCGCAAAGCGGCCTCCAATGCGTCACCTCGATTTTCTCCCCACTCACATCCCGCCATTCATATCCATCGTGGTATCCCAGCCACACCGGCTCATCAGCCACAGGGGCAAACACAATCACCGTTTCATCCGAATCCGGCATCGCGCTGTCCACAGCGCGCCAAGCCATCTCATCGACAACCAGGCAGATTTCGTGCAGCTCCGAGTCCAGCAGGGTCAATCCATGTTCCCGGCTCAAGTGTTCAAACAGCGGGTAGTTCACAGGCGTCCACCCCTCAGCGGAGACCTTCCGCTCGCGCTCGGCTTTTATTAGTTCGATTGGCGTTTGCATAACGGGTTTAAAAATGCCTGCCAGCTCAGCGTCATAAACGCTGTCATCTCGAAAGACGCCGCTGCCATCTGTTCGGATTCAACGATGATCGTCCTGCTCCCGTAGATTCTGAATGTGTGGCAGCCCTTCCATTCAGTCGGCTCAGAAAATTCCGGGATTCCCACAGCGCGGCACCACGCCCTCCACATCGGGCGAGACACAAGCGTGATCACATCGGTTTCATTTCCACCTTTGGGCACAGCCTTAGAAACCTGCTCAATCATCGCGCTAATAATCGCGGCATCATCAATCATGGCCCGCCTCCTGTTCTGGATGTGCATTCGCTTTCGCGCGCTCACGCCTCGCTGCCGCAGTCGCTGCGTCATCCCGCCAGGCGCGGAATTGAACTTTTCCGCCACTAGTCGGAAGAACCATGTCTTTGCGAACCTTAATCACATGCCTGAAGTCCATTTTATGAACCAGGCCGCAATCGCAGCACATCATCTTGTATCCAGACCTCACCGGCTGGATCCATTCACCCGCTTTCGCATTTTGGTATTTGGCCATAGTGATTTAGCCGGCTTACTGCAGAACCACATCTTGGGGGTGGACATTGAGCGTCATCCCCGCATATCTCTCCGCATCGTCATCGAAGAGCACATTGAAGTTCGCGCTTTCATTGTGTCCCACGATGGTTCCAGGCAGGCCGCTGACATTCACCCGCCGCCCGCATTCAACATCCGGCATCCCGCGATACCGTGCATTGTGTCGGAATTGCTCCGAAGTGTGCGGACCCCCGATCTTCCGGCAGCGCATATCCGTGAAAGGCACATCCGGCCACGCGTCCGTCACCTGGAGATGGTATATTCGCTTCGCCTTTCCATGCGTTCGCGCGTTCACGATCTCCTTCCACTCAGTCCCCTTCACACTCACCACGAAAGAGAAAATCCCCCGGCAGCGGATCGCGTCCGCTCCACCAGCACTCTTATTTCTCATGCGTCCCCTCCACGCCTCGCGCAAGGCGGTCCCGAGTCCGTTTTTGGAGCCACATTTGCGCCTCTTGCAGCTTTGTCAGCGCCAGTGCATTTTCACGGCAGGCATACGGCCCTGATTGAAACGACTCCAGCCGGTCAATGCAGATGGCAAGCAGCGCCTCCTGCGTGATGCCGTTCACCCCGGCCTCATTGATCGGTCCATTCTGGAACATGATGAACGTCGCCGTCCCATACTGATCGTCAAATTTATCCAGAGCCGGGTTGCGGCTGGCGTCGTATCCACCGATTTTGTAGCAGTGGCATGCACCTCCAGATCCCGGCTCGTCCCTTACCGTGATTTCCAATTTATCGTTCGCCAGGTTGACCTTGTGTGATGTGATCTCTCTCATTTTATTTTGTTAAGTCACGCGGACCATCTCGCCACTCAGAGGCAGGCGACGCCTGAAATTTTTCCCGAACAACCCCAGCGATCCAGCGCACCGCCCATTCGATCACCGTTTTCAAAACGCAATTTGCGGCGCTTCTGCCCGTCAGAATATCCTCAGCCTCCTCCACGATTTCCCGGCAGTCCGATGCGGTATTTTCCTCCCTCACGCCACCCCCCTTTCACCATCCGTAAACCTCCACAGCCAATGCTTCGGGTTTCCACACGGGCACGGCACATCCTTATCCGGCAACGGCTGGCCCGGCCACAGCTCCACCCGCGCCCCGCAAGGCAACGTCGTCAGCACAATGCAGCGCGCCACCCGAATCTCCACACCCACCACCTCATCAATCTTAGCAACCCACGGCATGTAGCTGAAAGATCCAGCACCCTTGCGATCAGGGTGGTATCTCTTCACCAGCAAATCCTCGTGATCGCTACACTTCACCGTCTCAACCTCACACCCGCACCGCGTGCATGAGAATTTTCCAACGCCCACACACGCATTTACAACCTTGCACACCGGGCACGTCCAGCAGTTGTAAGAGATCAATTTGCTCATTTTTTCTTTTGCCTTTCCGCTTTATTGTTCGAGAACGCTTTCTTCGTCGTTCCCTCAAACCTGGTAAACGCGCCGAAGAACCGCAGATCCACCGGACCGATCGGCCCGTTCCTCTGCTTCGCCACGATCAGCTCAGCCGGCTCACCCTCCGCCGCAAACTCCGATCTCTGCTCATCCTCCAGATCCTTTCCGAACCACGGCCGGTGAATCAGCGCCGCCACATCCGCATCCTGCTCGATCTGGCCGCTCTCCCGCAGGTTCGACAGCGCCGGCCGCTTGCCATCATTTTCGCGATTGAGCTGCGCGCACACGATCACCGGCACCTTCAGCTCCTTAGCCATCGCCTTCAGGTTCATGCTAATGTCCGCCACCTCCGCCGCGCGGCTGAACTCCGCCCGCTTGCTCGGCGCCCGCAGCAGCTGCAGGTAATCGATCACGATCAGCCGGGCCCCCCGCTTCGTCACCGCCCGTCGCGCCCTGGCGCGCAGATCCATGATCGTCAGCGACGCCGTCTCATCGATCCACATGCTGCTCCGCGCAATCTCATCCGCCACCGCCCCGATCCGCGGCATGTCACCCTTTTCCAGAAACCCATCCCGCCACCGCTGCAGATTGATCGACGCCTGCGTTCCCAGCATCCGCTCCGCCAGCTCCGCGCCCGACATCTCCAGCGAGTAGACCGCCACCGGCACCCCCTGCAGCGCATTATGGGTCGCGATCTGCATCCCCAGCACCGTCTTCCCCATGCTCGGCCGGCCCGCGATCACGTAGAGCAGCGTGTTTTTCAGCCCCCCAGTCATCCGGTCCAGATCCACCAGGCCCGTCGTCAACCCGATCGGCTTCCCACGGTTCTTGAAAACAGATTCCAGGCTGTCCACCGCATCATTCACAAACGTCTTCACCGGCTTCAGCGCATCATCGCTCCGGCCACCGCCCCGCATCTCCATGAACTTCTGCTCCACCTCATTCATCAGCTCATCCAGCTGGCCCCGGTGCCCCCGCGCAAACCGGTCCATCCACGTCCCCACCGCGATCACCTTCCGCCGTCCATGCGCCTCCAGCACCAGATCCGCATAGTGGTCCCAATTCGCCGCGCTCGGGACAAACGTGAACAAATCCATCAGGAAGAACTCCGCATTCTCCACCTCCAGCGGCACCTCCCGCTTCTCCAGCGCAGCCCCCACCGTGATCGGATCCACCGGCACCATCCGCGCCCGCATCTCCCGGATCGTCTCAAACACCACCGCATGCGCCGGCACGATAAACGCCTCCGGCTCCATGTTCGCGCACCCGTCGATCGCATCCCCGCTCTGCAGCATCGAGCCCAGCAGCCCCTTCTCCGCATCGATGTTCTGCGGCAGTTGCACCTCAGCCCTATTCATCGCCGCCCCCGTTCTTTTTTTTCAGAAGCTCCTCCACAGCCGCCCTCACATCCGCGCTCAGCTGCGTCCATTCCAATCCATCGCAATCCGAGTCCGGATAGATCTCGATCACCGCCCCCCGCCAGCCCTTCGGCTCAGCCGCCCGCTCACCGCCCGCCTTCGCCGCAGCCTGCACCTGCCAGCGCCACTGCGGCCCCGCCTTTTTTTTCCAATCCGCCGCCCGCGTGATCTCCCCGCACCAGTTGTTGAGCAGCTGCGCCAGATCCTTACGCCGGAACCGCGCCGCATCCCCCTCGCTCTGGGCGTACGCCTCCTCCAGCAGCACCCACTCCTCCTCCGTCGTCTGCTCCACCGCCCCCTTGTTTTTTTTCCAGGCAGCAAGTTGCGAGCGATCAAGCCGAAGCGGAAGGCGCGGAGCAGTCGCGAGAAAAAGCGACTTAGCACGGATCAGCAAAGCCTCGTCGGCTTCCTTCACGTCCCCGTTTACGGGGACTATAGGGGATATACTCTTCTCTTCTCTTCTCTGTTGACGCTTTTGTTCGCTAAAAGTGACGCTCTCAGCGTCACATTCCGGTAACAATTCCGCTTGTGCAGCGTCACGATTGCGCTTCCGCAAACGCCCCATACGCTCCTGAGTCAGGCACCGTTTTTTTGCACTGTCCCCATTGTGCCGGTCCCACTTCGGAATGCACACGCCATCATTCCCGTTGTCGATAAGCCATCCCACACGAACCATTTCCGCAGCGAAACCACGCTTCTGGGCAACCTCATCGATATCATCCAGCACCGTCAGCGGCAGCTCACCATCATCCGTGTGCTGGTCCGCCCACGACCAAAATTCATGCAGCCGCCCCACCACGCTGAACGTGTCCAGCTTCAGCCCGCGCGAGATAGCCTTCACAGCCGGGTCACCGCTCAAATTCGTCCGGGTTTTTATCCAATCTCCTGCCATTTTTTGTTTTTCCGTTGTTGCCGCGTCCAGATTCCGAGCCCGCTTCATCGATCCAATGCATCACCGGAGCGGCCGGCTCACAGCCGCCCCGGTGGCATCGTTTGGCCTAGATGTAGCCCGGCAGATCCACCTCATCAGCGATCGCCGCCACCTGCACCCGCAGCGTCTCCAGCAGCCGCTCCTTGTAGTCCTTCAGCTCGTAGACGAACGTCGGCTTCCCGCTGCTCATGCTCACCCGCAGCCGCGCCGCCAGCTCGATCGTCACATCCGATCCCAGGAACGGCCGCAGCCTCAGCTCGAATCGCGACGGGATATCCGCGTCATTCCCCGCCTTCACCTTCTGCTCATCGCTGAACGTGATGTGGTGGTTCACCCCCTGCCTGGTCACGCTCGTCACCGCGCTGTTCTTCGTGATGTGGAGCGCCTGCGCGATCTCGATCATCTCGGCCGAGTCCGGATGCACGATATCCACCGCCCGCTCCTCCAGCAGATCCGCAAACTCCTGCTGCGAGAGATGCTTCCCATTGTTCTGGATCCAGCCCTTCATCGCCGTCGTGTGCTCATAGGCGATCTGCGCCGTGTGGCCCCCCAGCGCCAGCACGCCCGTCTTCTCGTTCGCGTGGTCGATCTCAGCAATCACCACCTGCCCCTTCAGATACAGGCTCGACTCCGGCTCCTTGAACCTCGCCACGTAGGCCACAAACCCTGCCGTCGTCTGGAACGTCCGGTGCGTATTCACCCGCACCGGCTCAAGCAGCAAGCCCTCCAGGCTCTCCGGCTTCCCCGTCAGAGGATTCACCAGGTAAGGCACACCCTCAATCCACCGCTCAGGCCCGGCCGCAACGCCGCGCTCAAACGCCGTCTCAATCATATTTTTCTCGCTCATGGTTTTTTACTTCGCTGCTGCTTTGAATGTTTCTGTCTTCACCTCGGCAGCCGCCTGGCCACCATCCACCTCCCGCAAATGCGGCAGATCCGGCTGGTTCGGATCATTCCGGCACAGCTGGCCGGTATCCGTCGCGTAGAAGAGCGCCGCCTTCCGCGGCATCTCCGGCTTCGAAACCGCGATCGCATCCGAGATCTCCATCATGTCTCCCGAAGCATCCACCGGCTTCATTTTGAGTTTCAGCGTCAGCACCCCCGGTTTCCCCGTCATCCGGCACTGCTGCGTGAGTTTCGCCAGCGCATCATCCAGCTCATTGATGCACGAGCCCCTGTTCAAACGGGTCAGCGTATTTATGAACATTTCTATCCTTTCGTATTGTTGGTTGTTTTCCCCGGGCGTCATTGCCCGGAAATCTGAATCCGCGCATCGAAGCGCGCCTTGATCTTCCTGTAGGCCCCCAGCGTCAGCCGCGCGTCCTCCAGCGCATCATGCCGCGCCGAGCTCCTGGCCAGCCCCACAGCCTCAAGAATCGCGTCCAGAGAACGCTTCGGCATCCCATTGCTCCCGACCGGCAGCGAGATCAGCCCCCGATCCGCAGCCAGCCACGCCAGCGTCTGCAGGCACACCGGCCGGCGCGGCAGCCGCTTCTCGATCCCGTGCCGCGCAAACCCCGCATCCAGAAACCCGCGGTCAAACTCCGGATTGCACCCGCACCACTCCTGCAGCCCAAACACATGCAGCCACATTGCAAACATCCGCAGCGCATCCCCCTCATCCGTTCCATGCTCCTCCAGGTGCGCCCGCTCGAGTCCCGTCACCTCCATCGCCCCCGCATCCAGATCCAGCCCCTCATGCGGCCGGATCAGCATCGAAAACTCCGCACCGCTCTCCGCATGGATCGCCCCCACGCTCACCAGCGCGCACCGCCGCCAGTCCAGCCCACCCGTCTCCGTGTCGATCACAAGCATGGCTGCTCCTTCTGGCCGGCCTCGTGCAGCGCCTCGTTGCAATTGCTCACAGCCACCCGCAGATACGCCACCGCCCGCAGATACGACGACTTGTCATCCCTCGGGATCATTCCCCAGCACCGGCTGCACCACTGCACCCGGCGCTCCTTTTTTTCTCCGCACAGGCACATCTCCGTCGTGTTCATCATTTCTTCTTCCTCCTCATGTCCTCGTTGATCTTTTCTTTCAGCGTCGCCGCCTCGTCCGGTAACCTCCTCCTCAGCCAATCCGTGCACGCCCGGTTCACATCCCGGAAACTCCCCGAGTAGCCCGCACGCGCATCCCCCCTCGTGATCGCCTCCTCGATCGACATCCCGTTGTGCGTCTTCATCGCCCATCGCCCCCCAAAGCATTGCAGCCGGCCCCGGCCATATTCCCTGCCGCAGCCAGCGGGGAGCCCGGACACCCCGCCGCCGCTGTCTTTTCACCTCCATTCCCGGCAGATCCTTTCCGCCGGCTGCAAAATCCAAATCGCGCCGCCATCCTCCGCGCCATCTCCAGCCCCGTCCCCGGGTCCGAGAACAGCACCACCGGCGCCGCCCCACTTTTTTTTCCGATCCACCTCATGGCTACCATCTCCCACGAAACCGCGGGCAGCGGCCCTCCAGCGTCATCACATCCCCATACGGCCCCTCCGCCCGCGCGCGGATCTCCATCCCAACCACAAAATTCACATTGCTGCTCACCCGCACCCGCACCACCCGCCCGTCTTTTTTTTCCGCCTCCAGAATCCGCGTGTTGCGTGGCATCCTCAGCACCCTCAGCGTCTCACCCGCCACCTCGCTCCGCTTCTCCATCACCGGCTCCGGCCGCACACCCACCGCACCCTTGATCAGCCGCACCCCTTCCGCCGTCAGGAAAAGCCGCTTGTTTTTTCGAAGCCACGTCTCGCCCTCCACAAGGTGCGATCGCCGCAGCGCCCTCATCTCATCCCGATTCAGCCCAAGCTCCGCAGCCAGGTCATCCTCAAGCGTCATCTCCTCCGCCAGATCAACCGGTTCCGGCGTCTGGCCCATCGTCGTCGTTTGTTCTCGTTCAGTTTCCATGGAATCAATTAGGATTGATGGCCCCCCCCGCCTTCGGCGGACCCCCTCCCCCCCTGGTCATCGCCACCACCGGCACGCGGCCCCACATCCCCCACAGATCCGCATCCCGTATCACAACCCGTAGCAGCCGCCTCACTATCTATCGCAGCCCCCTCAAAAACATCTGATCTGGAATCAGAATCGCCCCCAGATCCCCCAGAAATCGCCCCCGAACCCTCACCACCCGCGCCCGCCCTTTGTCCCGAAATTCCCCCCGATGAACCCATTTCGATAACGTCAGCCTGCGGGAGCGCGGCCAGCATCTCATTGAAGTCGGCATGCTTCATTTTGTCTGATGCCGTGCCGACTATGGTGGTGGCATCGCCACCCAGCAGAAGCATCTTTTCAGTGACGATCCCGAACGCCACGCTTGCTTCGCCTGGCTTCATTGTCGGAGCAGTCTCGATCACTCGCTCCAGAGTCAGCCGCGCCGCACCGCGCGTCAGGGCCAAGAGCTCCTGTTTATGGTCGTCTATAGATTTCTGCTCGAGCCGGCGGACTGCCAGGACTGTGTTCGGGCTCACCCTGCATGCCCGGGCGATCGCCAGATTCGAAAGGCCCTCCGCAATCATTCGGCAGACAAGCGTCAGGATCTCAGGCCGGCGGACTCTCAGCCGCTCCAGCGTCCAGTCGCCCCGCCGCTCAGCCTCCTCGTAAGCCTGCTCATCCGGGAACAGAGCCGGCTGAACAACCTGATTATCTTCAGACTCCTGATTCCCAGAAAAAAAAGAAACGGCGGCGGGGGCAGGGGACTCCGCTGGAAGCTGGGGGGATGGCTTCATAGCGCGGCAGCCCCTCTCTTGAGCGTGCGATGGTCAAGGAACCGCTGCAGCGCCGTGGCCGGGATCCGGACATCACGCCGGCCCAGCTGGATTACTGGCGAAATATCACCGGATCGCACCCATTGCTGGACAGTCCGCATGTGGACGCCGAGCAGTCCAGCGGCCTCGCGGGTGCGGTAGTGCTTTTCGACCTCTACCATTTGAAAACCCTCCAAGCTGCAATACACAGCGCTGCGGCCGGACCGACGTGGAATGCATATTCCAGAAAAAAAGAAACGGCGCGGCAGAATGAAGCGGGATCCATGTCAGGCAGCCCTCACCAGGTAAGGCGTCACATGATGCCGTTGTTGAAAAAGCCTGGTCGCCGCAGCGCGCGAGTCCGCAAACACATAGTCACCGAAAGGGGATGGCCAGGCAGATGCCATACAATACCACTTTCGAACCCGCGAAACCTTCAGAGCCCTCATGAGATCGTCAGCAGCCTCCTCTGCAGCTTCGAATAATCATTCTCCATGACGTTCTGGATGCGCAGATCCTCCGCCATGCCGCTGAACCACTCTTCGCCCGATCCGATGATCATTTCTTGGATCTGCCACTTGAGATTCAGCAGCATGAGCATCGCCACCCGCAGCTGTTTTACATCCTGCACATTGTCCATCAGGCGCTCTACTTGAGCCACCTGTGCGCTCCAGATAGTCAGGAACGTCGGCTTGAGATCCGCGATCGATGGCGCCTTGCGGGCCGGCAGTCTGATCGGCCGGTTAGAAAGCAGCGTGCTCATTCGGTCACCTCCACGCGGATTCTCGGGCACCCCAGAAGAGTAGCCAGCACCAGCTTCCGGATAGACTTGTGGTGCCCATTTATCCCGGAAGATCCAGTGTTTGAGCGGAAAATATATCCTTCCGGCTCCTTGCAGATTCTATACTCCCGAAACAATCCAGGGTGGTTTTTGAACCTTTCAATAGGCGAGGGGATGGAGTTGCCCCACGGATCAGTTAGAACCGTCGATTTCGCGACAATGTTCGCCATGTTCGCCCTGGTAAGAAGGCGCCCATTGATAATTTTGACTTTGGCGCTGATCGTAGCGCTCATTTTCCGGGCTCCTCCAGAGGTGCGCAGAGGCTTACAAGCTGAGCTGATTCAATCGCCTCAGGCTTACGTGCAAGCGGACGCTGCTCACACCTGGCATCGAATCGGAGCAACAGTTCCCTGCACATTATTTCGATTCTCGCAGCTGTTCCGGAAGACTTTGGCTCCCCACATCTGCGAATGATGGTCGCTGTGTTGATCATGGCGACGAATACCGCCCTCTCATCCATCAATGGGTCTGGAAACACATCCCCATCGATCATTGGGAACATGATGGACTTGCTCATGCCGCCACCTCCTCGTCTCCAGTTACAGATTTCAAGAATCCCTCCTCCCGCAGCTTCAGGCGGAGAAGGTCCGCGATGACGTTGGCGCGCTTGCGCTCCGTGTGCAGGCAGAACCGATCCAGACCAGCCCGGACGCGCGGAGGAAGCGTGATGTTTAGCGGCTTGTTGTTTCTCATGCCGCCGCCTCCTCTTGGGTATTTGACCGGCCTGCATCTTCACAGATCAGGATCTCGATATAGTTTGAGAACGTCCGAATGCGCCGCTTTTCCATTTGCTGGCGGGCCGTGTCTTCCACCTGCTTTGGCATCGAGACACCCTTGATGACTCTGTCTGCAGCTTTATTCACTCTCATTCTCCTAGAAATAACTGGTTCCAGTTGGAAGTCAATGGAAAATTTAACTGTTTGTTAAATTTTGACAATTAACGCATGTTTTCTCGTATGAAGACCGGACATGGACCAGGAAAAGGCGCTGTCTCGATCAGCACAACGCTTACACGCGAAGAGGAACAGGCAATGGATCAGCTTGCTAAAACCGGGGGGCACTCAAGAAGTGCGTGGGCTCGCCATGCGCTAAAGTTTGCGATTTCACACGGTTTTCTCTTTCGAGTATCCGTTGAAAATCCTCTTTCACAACTAGGTCAATTACCCCCTGATTGGCAGGAAAAGTCGGAGCCCCAGAGCCCCGCTGCAGCGGGCTCAGGAGGTGGTGGTGCGCAGCGGCCGGTGGACCCGAGGACTTCCGCGACGCAGAGGAAATCCCCGCCCCAGCCGAGGAGAAAATCCATTGGCTAGAACGCTCATGAGAATCACATTTTCGCTTAGAATACTGGCATTTCTACTGGCATTTATCGCAGTAGATCTTGCCGCTGCTCCGATTCCAGGCCGCTATCTTGGGACACTCAAACAAACCACGGAACTTCCCGACGCGTCTATATCACAGGCCGATCCCGTCCAGAAGATCACCGCCCGGGTCACAGCCGAGGGGCGCATTTTCATCATTGCTCCGGCCATGTATACCAGCGCCGGAGCACTCGGGTCCGATGGCGCTTTCGATATCAATTTTGGTGGATTGGGCCGCGTCACCGGAACAGCAACGATTCTCCGAAACACCATCAAAATGACATTTTCCAAACCTCTTGTGGGTTATGACGAGGCTGGAGCAACCCACACAGTGAACCGAACTGTCACGATTCTGCTTGTCCGCTCTTCACAGTGACCCCGCGCATCAGGCCCCGGCCAGAATTCTGTGATGAAACACCCCGCGGGAATGAAGCGCCGGCGGCTGTTTGCGGAAATACTTTCCCTCGAGATTTCGAGCGATTTTTGGCACGAGATCTTCCAAAATGTCAGAGACAGCCGTTTTGACAGCCTCCTCGAAAGCCTGAGCCGCCGCCCGCTGCTGCTCTGCCGTAGCAGCCTCCAGATCCTCCTGCGAGCTTGGAGAAGGAATCTCGCGATCGAGCGCTTGCGCGGTGGCGATCCAGTCAGAGGCGATGATGTCTGCATTGGCAAGAGCCTCAGCCTGGGTAGCCCCGTCAGCCACGCAACCCGGGAGATCCACCACATGGGCAAGGAAACGCTCATCCTCAGGGCTCCAAACGATAAAGACAGGGTAATTCATAGGTTGTATTTCTCGACGATCTTTCTGGCCTGCTTCACTTGGTAAGGTTTGGCAGAGCCAGCATCGTCTTGGAAGTTCAAAATTTCAACCACGTCAGGGCGGGAATAGACGTGGTGGCTTGTGGCGGTGGAGGAACACACAAAACCCAGAGCCTCGACAAACTTGCAGAGATCCGCGAACCGGATATTTCTATCCGACTTTCCGGAGAGGATTTTATCCCGCAGTTTTTCAGCCTTGCTCATGTCCTGTTCAGTGGGTGGAAACGTTCATGTAATCCGTAGCAGAAACCCGTGAAAACATCCCCTGCTATCGTGAATAACGGAATCCGTAGTCAGATGCTCTATCCAATTGAGCTACGGCTGCCTTTGAGGGAGGTGTAGCTAACAGGAGAATTGCTCGATCGTCAAATCTGAAATTGGGAGAAACGCGGGGTAGGGGAAGCTAGAGGCG